AAGCATATTGTTTTAATGTATTTACAGGCCAAGATTTAGCAACGGAATCATCTTGTAAAAGGCTTATGTTCAAGACTATGAACAGAGGTATCACCAAACCAAACCTTGCGATCTTTCTGCTTCGCAGATCGCCCTTTCGCTCTGAAAGCGAATTTGCGTTTAAGGGTATCACATCACTCCAAATCTGACGGCGTGTCTGCGTGTCTTTCATATTGACATCCATCCTATGTATTGTGCATCCGGATTATCTAACAGCCATTGCTTACGCAATTCATTCTGATAAGCCCAATTTATTTGATGCGTCATTTCGTCATGATCAGCGCACATGTATGGCACTCCTTATCTGCAAACATCCAAGACCCACACTTATTGCAGCGCATTACAGGCTCTTGAGTGTCAGTTGATTCTGCTAGATTCTTTGTTCCCACAGCGCAACACTTGAGGCATTGAAATACTCTAAAGCCATCAGCTTCTGGGTATCCATCAAGCCATTCAAACTCAGTATTGGCTGAACAGAAATTACATCTAAAATTAACCATCTTTGCCAGCCCATCCAGTTCCCCGAAAGATTGTAGGCACAGCTGTAAAGACACGCCTTAAAGGCGCATTGCATACTTGACAATGAGGGATTTTATGATCCATTGGTAAATCCAATACAATCAGCAACCCCTCACCATCGCACATGTAATCGTAATTAGGCATGATATGGAATTCGGTTTATTGCGTGGCAGGAATAGCACCGAAGCAGATCGCCCTCATGAAGTAATCTGTCATCGTTGCATAAGTCGCAAGTAACCATTGATGGCTCTACTTTTACTCCGTCATCCGTAAAGGTGGCAGTTAAGCCAGAGCCGTCAATTATTTGTAATTCACCCATTTATTCACCTCCTTTGAAATACCATTTTCCATTAGCGGTAAGTGTTGCCCAATTCGGTGGACATTCTTTTGCTTTACAAACATACCCATAGTAAGGCTTACCTCCTTTAGAGATTCCTTCTTTTAAGATATGACCATGCTGACATGCCGGTGGCTCATTAGGTATTGCTGCACCAATCTCAGCAACAACATCACCAACAGACCAAGCAACAGGTTCAGGCTCTTTCTTATCAGCTGCAAAACTATCTCTTAGTATTGTTTCAATTTGTGCTGACTTACTTCCGGGTTTGCCATAGATATTTTGCCGGCTTTCTAGCTTCTCCTTAAAGGATTGATCTGCCTTAACAGTTTCCATGCTGTCTTTTGTAGCAGTCTTGTTTGATCCTTTAAGAATTATTATTGCCCTTCCCAAACTACTGCTGGCAGTATCCTCGACATACCATTTTTTCATATTAGCCATATAGGTTTCTCTAGATCCAAATGCAATGTTGCTAACTGCTGGTGCTGGATCTGCTGCATCTCGCCACAAGGTTGCTTGCACCAAGATATAACCCTTTTCAGGATCATGGCTGATAACTGATATATCAGATCTACCCATTGGATAATTGGCAATAAACCATTTGTTCAAAGTAGCCACATCCTCATAATCCTCAAGATTGAATGCCATTATTAATCCTCCCAGTTTTCATCTTTGACTGCATCAAGCACGGTTTTATAGACAGACCCATAGGCAATGAAGTCCTTGATACTGTCCTCATGGTCTGGAGTTTCACTAAGCCTAGAAACCTTGACGAGTGCCATACATAATGCAGCTTGGTGTGGTGTGATAGGGAAATCGAGATATGCAGACCAAAGACCTGCAATTCGTTTGTGGTTATAGTAAGGATGTCCGTAAACACTGCCACGCTGTTGGATCGTAGTAATGACCTCATCAAATAACTGCTCAGTTTTTGTCATAATCAAAGACTTCATCTGACTGCTGCTTAATGTCAATCATTCTGCGGTGCATATCCCAACCCACTGCCCTGCCACGCCAATAGCCACGATTGTAGATTTCGGTTTGCCATAAATTAACTGCATAGGCTAATAAGCCGGTTGCTATCATGAACCATAAAATAGTGATTCCGTTGATTTTCATGCGTTCACCGCAATTTTGTCAGCGTAAGCCAGTTTCCAATCAAAGCCATTTGCATCATCAATAGCGTACGCAGCTTTGATTCTTTCAGAATGAATCTCTGATGCTCTATGACCTGATGGTCTTTTGCAACTTAATCCTGCTTTAGCAAAGCATGTTGGACATTCTAAAGATCTTGGACAAACATCCCCACGAGTGATGCCATCGCACCATTCGCATTTTCTTTCATTTGACTTCATGTTGCTCCCTTACATATCCACAGACGATCTGTGAATACATAAAGTTTGACCTAAATCAAGTCTTTTATCTATCTGATTTACGGCGTGTTCTATAACGATTAGATAACGCCAATATCCTCAAGTTCATCGATATGATCATCAATCGTACGATCGTGATAGTCGGTTTCACGCCCCATAGACCTTACCCTCAAATATGAAGCTGCCATCTGGGTTGATTGGGATGGGAATAACCTGAACTTTACGATCCTTTACATAGGCCACAACAAAGCCAGTTTGCCAGTTTGCGTAGCCTCTTGTGTATGCCATGCCTGAACTGCTCAAATCTACTAAATTGCCAACCTCAACGCCCCACACAGTACGCCCTAAATGGCCTCTAGAAGCCTCTGTGAAGGCTGAAACCCCTAATCTATGAGTGTGACCACATACCACGCTCTTTCCAAGCCTCCTAGCCCCATTTAAGGCCGTTTGACCCGGTACTTGAGATAGGGGAAAAGCATCGCCATGGACAGCAGTCCAGCCATGCGCCCAATCTAATCCGTAGGGATGGAATTTGATGCCTAGTTTGTCATAGCCCAAAAACTTCTCGTATTGCATCTCTGGCAAATTTAAGAAGCTAGGCAATCGTTTCTTGATAGATCGGTAAAGCCTAATTCCATGATTAGATCCAAGTACATCGGTTACACCTAAATAGGTTAATACTTCTTGGGTCAGTAATCGATCCTCGTGGATGTTGCCAACCATCTCATCAATAGTTCCAGCATTGAAACCGCCAAGCTGTGGTAAATCAATTTCATCACCAATGCAAATAGTGCGATGGGGTTTCCATTTGGCCAAAAAACGGCCTACGGATTTAGTGGCTTTCTCATCAAAAAAAGGAACTTGCAGGTCACTCACAAACGCTATGCGCTTAATCGTCATCCTCATCGTCAGTTGGATCTATGGAAGGAATAATCCCGCCATCGCCTACGACCCAATTGGGAAATGTTTTTACTTCAGTCATAAGCCAAAAAGCGTGCTCAGGTGTAAATCCTGCTTTTCTAGCTGCTTTGTAACATTCGTGCAAAGCCAAGTAATGCTGATCGATTTTGCTTAATGGCTCAGGAGTTTGGCGAACGACACGACGATTGATCTTTTTGCGTTTGATAGGTTTTCGAGTGTTCGCCATAATTAAAATTATCGCTTACTGATTAAGACAAACAGATCATCGACACGCTGTTCAAGTCTTGTAATTTGATCTTTGATGCTTGAGCCTGAGTTTGGCTTTAATTCATTTAAATAAGATTTAATAACCCATCGCAGACCCAGCAATAAACTTGTAGATATGGCGCATACGCCAACGGCTATACCAACCCATTCGTTGGCTGTCATTTCGCATTAAGTCCATAATCAGCTTCTTTGCCAGACTTTGGATCTAATGCCTTGGCAAGAGGTGCAACCAATGCTCCAGCCAAGATTGCAAACTCTGGTCGGATGTCAGCAACAATTGCCAAAAGGACAGTTATGCCGGAAGCAGCCACAGCTCTTAAATATGACTTAATTGCAGCCTTGTGTTTGTTTGATAGTTTCATGCGTTGCCTCCTAGTAGTGGGATGTTAAAGAACTCTCCTGTTTGTTTTGGATGAAATGAAACATGGACATGAGCAGTATGCGGTGATGCACCTTTATATTTACGCCAACGCCAGTTTAATAGTTTGCTGGCAATATGATGATTATGGATAACATATTTGATTCGCTTATCTGTTTTGCCAGCAATGCGGATTTGGTCAGCAAGATATGCAGATATTCCTTCAGCTGCACCAAGATCTGCTGTAATGTCAATAGCACAAACTTCACCCGAAGGTAGCGGGTTATGATCCGAAACCTTTGATCGCATTTGATGTTGTGCCGAGGCTATCCATCCATCACTTTTACGGCTGCGATCCGGGAATGAATCATCAATCTGTTCCCTGAGTTGAACGGCAGCTTTAGATAAAAATGGTTTCATTACGCAAGAAGGAGTTTTGCTTCATTCTCGGTAATGCCTAAACGCTCCAGTAATTCAGATTTTGCTTTAGCTTTTGCTTCAGCTTGCGCCAATTTTGCTTTATCCATATCTGCAAACTTTTTTTCTCTTGCTTTAAAAATTTTAATTTCCTCAGCAGTTGCTTCTCTTTCAATAATTTGACCAGTTTCAACAAAACTTTCAGTTATTTTATATGTCATTTTTATGCCTTT